AGGGCGCTGTTTAGTGGGTAATCGAGAGAAGAGGACCCGTCCAGTCGCAGCGATGCGTCCCCAAACTTCTTCTGAGTCTGGTCTGTAATGGGTGAACCTGTAAGGGTGGCTGTGCCAATATCTGTGTTGCCGTCATTGGTAAAAACGGTTCCACCCTGATTTCCGTCGAAGTGAAGAAGTAATGGAGTGCTGCTAAACTGAGGGTCTCCTGTCGTGGGATACGCGACGTCGGTCAGGCCCTCGATCGTAGTAGCACCACCAGTTGAGTCCACGGGCTCCCACTGACTGTTAGCATCAACCCAGGTTAGTACTTGGCCGTCGGTGGGAGGTGTTGTGGAGGTGTCAACGTCGCCCAGCGAATCCGATGTGAGATTACTCGGCACAAATTTACTGGTCGTATCGTCCCATTGGAGAATATCGCCAGTGGCCAAAGGCACGGAAGTAGGAGTGCCTGGAGCTATAACTGCTGTTCCCGTGAAGCCATCAGTAAAGGGCCACCAGTCGCCACCTACTGCAGCAGGGTTGTCACCTCCTACCTGAGCTTCTATCTGAATATAGTTAGAGTAAGTAGCGCCGAGGTAGACGGTTACGGGGTACTGAGTTTCGCCTACAACGATGATGATACTTACAGTATCTCCAGCTGTAAGGTTGTTCCTGTCTGGCACCCCTTTAGATTCTATTTCGGCAACCAGAACGTTTTGGCTGCCATCTGCGTTGTTTTTGCTGATTTTGCATCTGTTGAAAGATGGAAACGCCCCACTAGTATAAGGAGAATCTCCAATGATTTCTCCGTTGGCAGGGTTGGCGTTTAGCGATCCAGTGAACGTTTCTCCTGCAACAGTTGTATTTAGCGCAAAATCATTCATGTCCTGGATGCCCAGCGACACGTTTCCTGTTTGGCCGTTAACACTTGTAACAGCAGTAGCCTTGCCTCGCACATCCACGCGCATTGCGTGGAAGCCGTCTGTTAGACTGGCCGGCGATTCAGAGCTGTTAAGCGCACGAATTCGGTGGTCGAAGTCGCCCTCTTTAATGATGTAAGTAGTGTTGCGGCGCTGTACATTTGCGGTATACAGAGGCCCTCTGATGACTGTTATATCGGCATCGTCTTCGATTATATCAATTCCGCTAACGTTATCATAAGCATAAAGGTTCTGTACCGCTACGAGCGCAATGTTACCCGGAAGAACAGAGTCACCGCTAATTGGGACGCCAGTGGAAGATGCCGATTGCCCTGAAGCAGTAGTGTCTTGAGCGCTGGCAGAGCTAGGTATGATTTCGCCGTTACGAATGTAATAAATCGTGTACCAGAAGTCGGGAGTTGGGTTGTCGCAAGTGATCTCAATTCCACTGGCAATTAACGCCGCATCTACGTCGCCAGACCAGGACCGGTAGGAGACGGAAGTAGTAGTAGCAGATCCAGGCGTAAATTCCTGTTGATCAATTAGTGGCGTAAGCTGGGTTTGCGTAACTCCGATCGTTTCCAGAGTAGACTCAAGGTCGCTGCGCATAAACAGGAACACTACCGCTAGATCGCCCTCCTGAACCTCGGGCGGAATTTGCAGCGTCTTCGGAAACGTGCTGCCGTAGAACCCGGTAACGGTCGTGTCGACCGCAACAATTTGAAAAAGCGGATCATAATCCGGCAGCTCTGGCCCGGTAGAACCACCAAGCTCGATAATCTGACCGGCTGCGTTGCGTGTGTAGATCTTCCGATCGGCCAGGTTGATAGCTAGCTCGCTAGTATGCAGATCCGCTTGAGTAGGCACCTCGCCCGCAGTTCCGGAGGACTTAGCGATAATGCGAGCGTTCAGGTCAGCCATCTAAAGCGGATCAATCTCCGCTAGGATTCCTACACGCCTGATCCAAATGTGCCGCCAACAACTCGGTTGTAAGAAGTGCCGGTCCAAACAGTTCCGTCGTAGACCAAGACTTCTCCGGTTGCTGGTGATGCAACATCAACATCTGTAAGCAGGTCCAGAGGCATTGTTGGAGTCCTAACGGCGCCCGCTAGCGACAGCTCTGCAGACGGAGGGCCGAAGGTATCGGTGTAGCGAGCGACTCCATTGGTGATCCTGATGTCATCCACGAGACCACTGTACCGATAGCTGCCCGAGGCGTCCCAGCGACCAAAGCGAAGCGTTTCGCCGTTAGTGAAGTTGCGAGTAACACCAGTCCAAGTATCAAGGACAACACCATCAAGGAATAGGCGCAGGGTGCCTCCGCTTCTTGTTACCGCAACGTGCTGCCACACCCCAGCGGTAAGTGTTGTCGCGCTTTCGTACTTGGTAATTGATTGCAGGTCCTGGAAGCCAAGAGTTGATTCGCCAAAGATCATGCCCCAGGTGCCCGACCCGGCTCCAACGAGGTTGCGCTTGCAAAGAAGTGCTGCCGCACCAGATCCAGTAGGAATACTGTCTGGCTTTACCCACATCTCCAGCGTAAAATCACCGCTAAGGTTGAAGTCGGCGCTATTGATGACGTTAAGCTCCGAGGAGCCGTTAAGATCAAGACTGTTGCTGCCATACTTGCCTTCGCCATAGCTCGTGGTGCCCGACACGGTCGGAGTATGTCTAAGAGTCGCGTCCTGAAGGCTCGAATTGAAGTTCAACAGTAAGACCGTGTCGTCCGCGTACGGGTCAGCATCGGCGTCAATCCAGCGCGTAACCTGGGGACCGTCAACCCACTGCTGTAGATGATTAGCCCAGACCAGGGCCTCACCATCGCCCGGAGTGGAGGAGTTTACATCACTCAGGTCGTCAAGGGCTACAGCAAGCCCCTGACCGGTAGCGGGAAATGGCTCGGAAGGAATCTCGATCGTCGACTCCCAGTAGCGAGCGTAACCACGAGTGAACCTGATTTCGTTAACGCCCTCACAACCTGTTCCAAATTGGTAATCGTTAGAGCCAAGATCAACGCCCGCGGCACTAAGTGTTGCGACTTTGGCTCCATCCATATAGCAGTAAAAATCGCTCCCCCTGCGAACCAAAGCAACGTGCTGCCAGGTGTTCGTAGCCTGTCTGTTGGAGATGGCTACTGTTCGCTGAACGCTACTGTTTTGAGTGACCTTAAGGTCCATTACAGTGTTGGACGTATTGTCCTTTTCCAGCATAAGCGTCTGAGTTGGGTCGGCGTAGCTACCAATCGCAAAGAGCTTTGCAAAAGATCCCCTTGCGGCGTTGTCGTAGTAGAACCAGCCCTCAAGAGTAAAGTCATTGGTTCCAATCGGGTCTCCAGCCAAAAGGACCGTAGTGGTCTCCGTAGGAGTACCGTTAGACTCTAGGGATGATGTTCCGAACTTCGATAGAGCAGTAGAGCCACCGGCCGATCCGCTCTGAGTTCCTGGGTTGTTTCCGGTATTAGTGAAAGGCATGGCCTGCCCGTCGGTCGCACCGTCGTAGGAAATCAGGTCATCGACGTACTCCCACCAGGCATCACCTCCAGTCGCCTCCAGGGACAGGTTGGCGGGCTCCCAGCGGGTACTAGCGCTGTTCCAAGTAAGTACCTGCCCATTTGCAGGAGAAGGCGCCTCCACGTCCGTCAGGATGTCCAAAGGCATCGTTGCGACGCCACCGAACCCCAGACTTAATTGCGCAGAAGGTACGGTAAAGTTGGCGGTGTATCGGGCAACCCCTTTGGTGATCCTGAAGTCTTCAACCCGTCCAGCCAAGTAGCTTCCAGTAGAAGCCTGTCCAATGGTTAGCTGTTCAGGGCTGGTAAAGTCGGTCGTCATCGTAAACGAGGCAACACCGGCGCCGTTCAGGAAGACGCGAATGGTGCTGGCTTCTCGTGTGACCGCAATATGGTTCCACGCTGCGCCGGTAACAGCAAGGCTACTTGACTGGTAAACGTTGTTACCCAGATCAGCAAATTCAATAATTCCGGTGGTATTGACGTACAGCACCCAGTCGCCCACCGCGTCGGGCCCAGGGAAATTGCGCCTTGCTGCTAGTCCTTGGAAAAAGCCGGTCGCGCTATTAAAGTAATACCACCCCTCGATAGTAAAGTCACCAGGCAGGTCAAGACTGGTGTCGGCAGGAATATAGACGGTAGAGGAGCCGTTGAAAGCAGCTGCCTGCGAGCCAAACAGTCCCGTGTCATAGGCAATAGTGCCAGTAGAGCTGGCGGTCAGGCCAACTTCTTCAGTAAGAGAACCATTGAAATTCAGGAGAGCAACAACGTCATCCGCGTACGTCTCTGTATTTGCGTACTCCCAGCGAGCAATGGTGGGGCCAGCCTTCCAGGCGGACTCGTCGTCAAACCATGCAATACCTTGCCCGTCCGAGGGGGAGGGAGCATCAACGTCGGTCAGCCCATCCAGGTCGGTAGCTCCGCCGCCAGCACCGCTAATCTCCTTGATTGAATCATCGGTATGCTTGACAAACAGCTTGCCATCAGCAGTGTTTACAGCTATTTCCGCTACTTCGAGATCGCTGGCCTGAGGCACTTCGCCCGACACGCTACTCTTTTTCGGCTTTAAGCGTGCGGGAAAATCTGCCATCTCAAAGAGGAATCTTGACTAGTATTCCTAGCCGCTGCCAAACGTTCCGCCCGAGATTGCAGTGTAGGTCTTACCTGCATAGGCTCTCACGGTCACGTCTGACGTGACGGCAGAACCGGACTGGTCCCTTACTGCAGCGTACAACACTTCAAGCTGTGTGGTGTCAGCATTGTAGTACGTGGTGCCGGGTGTAGCTAGAACGGTGGTGCCTGCCGCTACGAAAAACTCGGCGACAACACCAGAACTCAGGCCCGGATCAGTGCCATAGGCGCGTCCTGTATCGGCTGCACGAGAAGCCGAGTTCACGTAGAATGTAATCCATGCGTCGGCCGTAGCGGAGACGTCAAGCAGCGTACCGTTGTGTCCAAGATCTGTGAACTCCCCGGTGCCTGAGTTGAAGGAAACGGTCTCCTGAGCCCGACCCGCGTCCAGGGCCCCTCCAGCACCGCCGCCGCCACCGCCTTCCCCTGGGACCCAACTGGTACCGTTCCAGACAAGGACTTGGCCGTTGGTGGGCGCGTCGGTGGTCGTATCAACATCGCCAAGGTCGTCGATGCTAGAGGAGTTGAGGTCAGGAGCAACGTTCCCAGGAACCCAGTTGGCGCCATCCCAGACAAGGCCTTGGCCGTTGGAAGGTGCACTAGTGGAAGTGTCGACATCGGTCAGGTCATCAATGCTGCCAATTACCTGGCCTGTTTCGCTCAGGACATGGATGGTCCCCTGCATGGCGCCGTGTGCCGTGCACTGATAGTACAGGGTATTGGGGGCGTCCATCGGCACCGTCCACTGCAGGTCGCCAACACCCAGGGGGACCGTCCCCACAACGCCGTCATTGTAAGAAGACTGCCCAAGACCCGGAATCTCTTGCAGCTGAAAGGGATGAGCGCCAATATCCTTGCTGAACGTATACTTCTGGCCGCGCATCACATACAGGGTGGGATTGCCAACGAATCCCGTAAACCCTGAGCCCGAGAAAATGTACTGACTGCTGTCGGTCGCAGTTACGTTCCAGACGATAGCGGGAGCAGCCTCGTCGCTTTGAACGTCGCCGGGCACCCACGTATTGCGTGAGTTATCCCAGATCAGGGCCTGGCCATCTGAAGGGAAGTCTGCTCCAGACTTGGTCGAAACGTCACCCAGATCGTCAATGCTCTGAATGTCTGGAATGGCAATGCTTCCCGTGTTCCAGAGGCCCGTAGTGGCGTTGTAGACAAGAATGTCCCCGTCGCCAGGGGCAACAGTGCTGACGTCAACGTCCTGCAGGTTCGCAAGGTATCCTTCTGCAGCCTGAGCGATCCAGGCGAGATTGCCTTGGCCGTCTGTAGCCAGAATGTCGCCAACATCACCGTCGGCGCCTGGCAGTAGGTAAGTGACGCTTTCGTCTACGACGGCGGGCATCTTGAAGCCAATGTACTCGCCGAACGGAGTATCTCCGCCGGAGTCACCCGTCTCAAAGCGCAGCTCAGGCCTGTTTGTATCAATGGTAGGAACACCTGTCAGTCGAACGTAGTTAACGTCTGAGCGAAGAGTGATCCCTCGGCCTCGATCCGCATAGACAGCGGTTCCGCTTTGGTCGAAGTCCCGGAAAGACGTAATCGCAAGGCCGTACTCCTTGTCGACCGTAACGTGCTGCTCCAGGTTGGAAGAGATCCTGGGATCGTCGAACGCAAGAGTGCCCATGTACTCGACCGTCAGAGTGCCAGGGTCAATAGCGCTTGCCCCGACGTAGGTCACATCACTTAGGTCGCCAATAGAGCTAAAGGCGATGTTAGCTGGTGGACCAAATTCATTCAGCCATTCACCGTTACGGTAAATAAGCATCTGCCCGTTACCGAGCGTGTTGCTGTCAATCGTAACATCCCCAAAGATGTCAATACTGTAAAGGTCAGCATTGGTAGAGTTTATATACCCCGCATCGTTGGGCCAGTAACTAACACTGACGTTTCTGGTCAGGTCGGTGATTGCAGTGGGCCTGTTCAGAATAGTGTTGTACTGTAAATACTCGCCCTCCCACTTGCCAGTACTGCTGCTGTAATGCAGGATATAATTATTTTGAGGAGAAGGAGCATCAACGTCGACCAGCTCGTTAAGACTGCTGTTGGAGATGTCTGCCGGAGGAGCAGAGATGTTGACCCATCTGTTCTGGGTGGAATTCCAGCCAATAATGTCGTTATTAGAAACCGAGGTTATGGAAACATCACCGATGTCATTTAGCGAGTTAATAATGTTGTTATTAAAATCACCTAGGTTGGTAGGCCTGTTTGCGATATGAGTCCAATCGATGGTTTGATTGCCCCAGTTTGTACCGTTCCAGGCGAGGTATTGGTTAATGACCGGAGCCGTGTAATTAACGTCGGTTAGGTCGTTGGCCTCTAGTAGAGTGCTGTTCCACTCGTCATTTGTTGCATTCCAGACAAGTACTTCACCATCCAGGATGTCGATGTCGGCGTCAAGAGTTACATTTCCCAGGTCGCCAAGCTTGTTACCAGTAATGTCGTAGGGCAGTGAGGCCCTGATCTCCCACAACTGAGAGGGCTGGTCAAAAGCTAGGACCGCCTGGTCGGGAATGTCGGCCGCGGCTGGGATGTTGACGTCCTCAAGCCTTTCAAGCGTGTTGGGGGTCTGCGGGATCGGGGTGCCATCATTGGGAGCAGTAGGAACATCGAACCCGTAAAGCCCCTTATACTTAGCCAGGTTGGCATACAACGCAAAGCTGTCCAGCATGCCGTGGAAGCCCCTCAGGACGCCGATACCCACGTCAGGGACATCGTAGGTCATGCCACCCAGAATCCAGCTCACAGGGAGTGTCTGACCCGAGTCACCGCTGTTCAGGTAGTCAACAGGCTCAGGCAGTTTTTTGCGCTGACAAAGCTCGCCGTCAACGTAAACAGTATAGGAGCCCAGCCCTTCGTGTGAAATAGCAATGTGGTGCCAGTTGTTATCGACAACCGTGATAGAACGGCTGCTGACAACCTCACCTGTAGGCGGAAGGTAGATCTGCGACCAGTCGTCACCATGGGTAGAGTCAGTTTCGCCGGGGCTGATACCGAGAACAATAGAACCGAAGGCCTGGCCACTTGTTTCGCTCGTCGTGGTTAATCCACCGCCCGGCATGTCGTCCGTGCCTGCGTCTAGATAGATATTGAATGCGCCTTCGCCGTACCAGTAGTTCGCGCCGGTAACAATTGATTGGAAGTTCTGGGGCAGTCCGCCACCGGAAACATCGTCCCAGTCTGCAGGATCCGCTTTATACCAGAATTCAACAGTCCACGGGCTAGTGCCAAGGAAAGGCATAGCTGCTCGCTCGATCTGCAGCGAGTCCAGGCGAGGAGAGTTTGCTACGAGATTAGAAGCCTCAAAGCCTCCTGTTCCCCATCTAGCAGCTGCAGCAGAAGGGAAGGTGGTTTGGGTGTTTTCGAGAAAGTTTGTATCCGAACCGTCTTCTTCAAAGTTGAGTATGATGCTAGGCTCAATCGAAGCATCAACTGACGTAACACCAATGGGAACAACTGTCCCGTTCGCGTCTAGAGTGTAAAGAGAAGCCTTGCCGTTGCCTTGGGAAACAACTACCTCACCAGAAACGATGGGGTCCGTACCATTAGACTTGATAGCCTCCTGAACGGCGTTATCCCCATCTTTGGAGTTCTTAAGTACGATCCTGTCGGGGAAAACAGCCACAGCTACTCGAAAAGGCTAGGCTAGTTTTCCCAAGCCCTTATATAGGAAGCGGGCTAACGTCGTCAGAGCACATATTTCTGCCATCGGGTCCGTTGCCCGTAATGGCGGCCTGACAGTCCAGGTGAGTACCAACGGCGCGGCCGTTAGCGTACACAGTGCAATGAGTATGGTACCTGTCGCACACTGCGCTCTCCTTGGGGATAGGCGTTTGAGACCCCTTAGTAATCGATGCGGTGCAAGGTGCCCGGAACGTGAATCCAGCGCCGTGACAAGCATCGACAACAGTCCAAGTACAGGAAGACACACACGTCTCTCCGTAGGGGCAGCAAACATCGTCGCAGACCACTCCAGAGCAGTAGTTATCACATGGATTGCTTCCCGCCTCTGGTTCGACACAGAAGCCCTCTTGGCTGCACACCTTGCATTCAGGGCACTTGCGAATCTGCTGACCACCAGCCGTGCTTCGACACTTGCACTTTTCCCCAGTCTTCCCGCAACACTTTCTCATAATGAAGGACTTCTGGGGGCCAGGAGAATTTTCCGGGAAACTTTCAGGTGGCGCCCCGCAAGTACTAATGAAGCCAAGCTGCTTCCAGGTGCAGCCAGATGGTGGAGAACCCAAAGACTCATTGCAGCCACGAGTAATTGTCACACAGTCACAACCTGTTTCGCACGGGTTATTCGGATCGTCCTTGCACGGATCACGCGGAGGATCTGGACAGTATTCCGCGCATTTCTCAATCAAGTTTTGCCTGCAGGCACTAGGGCAAACCAAGCCGGACTGGCAGTGAGGCTGCGACCACGTTCCCTTTAACTGAATTCCACACGAACAAGTAACAAAGCAATTGCAGTTATCGTAACACCCGTTACACTCTGCCCTGCAACTCCCGAAACTGCTACTTTTCGGGTCCTTGTCGCAAATATAGCAGTCGCCAGACCGCTTGCAGTCACCGTAGTCCGCGCTGCCCGTGCAGTAGCAGGGGGTGTTAATGCCCCGTGATCTACACTTGTAGGCCTGCACGGCGCCGCCACCCAGGTACTGCCAACACTCGCTGCACTCGGAACAGGTATTGCCCTGACTGCATCCGTCGCCGTACTCCCCGTTCCAGTACCAGTACTCAGTGCAATAATAACTGCAGCCCGACGGAGGATCAAAGGGGTGACACGACTCCGCGCAACCGCCAAAGTCACATCTAGTATACTTTACGCCAGTCTCGCAGCATTCCTTACCTTTTCCAGCACCGCCACCTTCTTTTCCGGTGCCACCACAACTAGGCAGTGTGCAGCCAGTGGAACCCGGAGCACCGCCCGTGGGACCCCCGCAGGGATCTTTTTGTTCTTCCTCTTCAGGAGGCGTGACTTCGCAATTAGAGCCCGGACCCACTGCTCCGCTGCCGCCTACCGTGGCAGACCGACCGTCAACCTTGACGCAGTATCCTCCAACACATGCGAAACCTGAGCCGCAGTCCTTGCTTGAGCCGCACCTCGACTCTTCCTTTTTCATCGACTGATCCCGGTCGTTAAAGTCAAACGCCGCATTGGTGGCGTCGTCAGGCCAATCCGGAATCTTTTTGCCAGCTGTCTTCGAGTTGCCCCATTCATTCAGGCTCCAGCCGTCAGAATTCATTCCCGAAGTCTTGCTAGCCATAACGCCCTAGAAGTATCGCGATAGTATGCCTAGGGATTCACAACCGATACACTGGTTGGCTGCAGTACGGTATTTGCGTTAGTTGTGGTCAAAGGCATGCTGACTTCTCTCCATTCCAAGTTTCCATCCTGATAAATGTCAACAGCCACGAACAAGCGGTGGGCATAGGAAAAGTCTGACGTGGCTTCTGCATAGTCAATCAGTTGCCCCTCTGCTACGGGGCTTTGATCCACTAGCGTGGTAAAGTTGCCAATAGTAACGAGTCTTTGCTCGGAAGGATGGTAATCGGTTTGAGGGACGTAGATCGAAGCGAATCTGCGTTTCTTGGTCTTAGGGCCTGAAATTGAGTGATAGCCCAGGCCGGTTCTTACGTCTGTCATTTAACCCACCTTGTACCATTGGTAGCCAAGCTCGTCAGCGACGAACAGCTGCACTCTATCCAAAGCCGCGTCGTAGTAAGCGATCATCAGTCCTGGCTCAACAGGGTCGTCGAGAATCTGGCCGACCGGGGGAGGAGTGCGCTGAACCGCCAGGCAAAGGGTAAACTCTTGCTTGGTTGAGATAGAGCTAATAGCGGAGCTGTTGATTGCCATCAGAACTTAGCGTAATAAATACCTTGGGCGTAGCTTAGCTCGACTTCGGTTCCTTTCGAGGCGGAAGTAAAGCCCACCGTTTTAACAGTGTACTTTTTACCGTTGTACTCAACAATGCCAGCGCCAGATGGATCCAGTCTGATCCAGTATCCGGTTACGTTGCCCTCAAAGTCACCAGTTACCTGAACGCCCATTTCACGACGCTCAAGCTCGACCAGTCGATTGGTCGTGTTTTCCCTTATTGCTAGGCTGAGCGGATCAATCATCAGACTTCGTCGTTAAAGCCATACATCTTAAGGTTCCAGTAGAACGCAGCCTCGTTGCCGGCAGTCAACACCACAGGGTTGTTAGGCTTTGCCACTGTCAACAGGTCGCCCACCTGGGCGTTAGTACTAACGGTGTCGACCGTCATGATTGCAGGTCCCAGGTCCTGGCCTGACTCGATAGCCCCCACAGACTCCAGAGTAGCCTCCAGCACTTGAATCTCATCCGAAGGAGCGTAGCCGCGACCCGGACGAGAGACGGTAAACACAAAAACGTTATTCGAGACCTCAAGGTCCAAGGTCATGCCTCGACCGCTACCAGAAGTAAAAGTGGGGAGGTCGGTGTAAATTCCGTCGATGCCAACGACGGGGTCCGTAGTAGGCACGTTGACCGTAATAACGTTGCCGGCACTCCAGACCAAAGCCACGTGGGTAAAGTCGATCTGGCTTGCACTTCCGTCGTGAGCGAAGACAGTAGCCTTTGTGCTCAAGGCCACGCCGTCATCGGTGTACTGAGAAACGTCCACCACGCTATAAGCAATAACCTCTCTATCGTAACCACCAGTTCCGTTGGCGACTTCAAATGCCAGGAAGGTCGCGTCGTTAGTGATTCCTGGCTGGTACTCAACGCCAGGAGCGTTGATGAGCAATGCCTCAAGGTACTTACCCACAAAACGTGCGTTGACCTGCGAGTTAAGCTCCTTGGATGATACTTTTGCGGTGACGGCCATGGTCTGTGGATACGATCGCTCGTAGGATTCCTATGACTCAAATAGGTTCGCGATTACGACCTTGGAGTCATCCGTGATCATGCTTCCGTTGTCCGTCAGCAAGACGCCCCCGTCTCCGTCAACGTTAACCAGTCCGCCAGGCTCCGTGATTGAACCACCACACCAGACCACTAATGTCTGGCGCACGAACACGTCGATCTCTTCCTCGGGAATGGGGCGTACGCCGTCTTCTCCAGGGAACTGCACAGTACCCTGAATGTAAATGGGCACGTAAATCGTCAGGCGATAGGTTCGGTTGATAACGTCCTCTCCGTCGGGATCGGGCTCAGGCTCGACCGGGGGATCAGTCTCAGGATCGGGCTCAGGAGGCGGCTCAGGGCCATCAACGTCTGGTTCGGGCTGCGGTGGTGGCTGAACAACGGGAGGCTCTTCAGGATCGGGCAGAGGGGGCAATGTGGGGACGTCGATAACCGGGACAGTGTTGCCTTCGATGTTATCGGGAATTACGGGGCTTCCAGCCACGTCGTCAACCCAAATTGCGCTAGTAGCCACAGCTGCTCCGCCATTGGTCACAGACCAGGAGGTCGCATCCATCCGGTAAGCAAAGTACTCATCAGTAACCGGATCGTAGTAACGGAACGGCATGTTCGGAGCCCAGCCCTTGGCAATACTGCGACGCAGGCCTTCTCCGATCTGCAGGCCGCGGCTATCACCCTCGACCCAACGAACGATATAATTTTCGTAGACACCCAAAGCATCCTGAACCTCGGCGGGCGTATTGAAGAGCAGGGGAACCGGAACCGACTCCTCGATGATGTAAGGTCCAGCGAAAGCCACACTAGCGAAACCGCCAGCTGCGGACAGGGGTAGGTTGACTTCTTCTGTTTCCACGGCGGTGGTAGCAGAGTTAACCGCATCAGGACGCAGGTCAACGGTACCAATGGTCACCGAGCGACGAATCTCCGTAGTGATAACACCTCGGGTTGCGTCAAGCTTGTAGGTGCCAGCCTCGATACCAGCGCCACGAGCAGCAGTACTGGTGTAGGTAGTCGTCTCCTGAACGTTAGCGCTGTCTTCCTTGTAATACTTGGTGACCTGCTTTTGGTGCAGATACATCTCGTTACTATTCTTTAGGTCCGCATTAAAGTCTTGAGGAATACCATTAACAATACCAGAACGCCAGTCAGTTGTTTGAGCTGCAGCCAAGATAGGCCGGTAGCTGAATGTTACGGTCTTGGTCAGCTCGTTTGCCTTGCCGTATGTGTTCTCGGTAATGTTGCGGCCGAGAAGCATTTGATCCATTCCATCAAACGGACAGCCACCCATCGGGTTACAAGCGGTGGCGTAAATGCCACGGCAGTAGCTGAAGGCGTCAGCAAAGTACTGGCTATTGGCTTCAATGCGCGGTCCACGCATCTCCTTCACTACGCGGCTGACCTGAGCGCCAGGTGCTCCGTATGTTGTCGTGGAAATTTCGTTACGAGATGCTGGGAGGTAGACAGCGTCTTCAACTGTCTCGTAACTGGCACTACAAGCGCTGGGAGGGATGACGATTTGAATCGTACCACCACCGACAGTCGTTGGCGGGGGAGGAACGTTTCCGCAAGTACTAGTGCCGCCACTAGTACCGCCAGGGTTAACACTGATCGGCTCGGATACGATTGTTCCAATAGTGGAGCCAGGGTTGGGCACGCGCTTAAACGTAGGTGCCGGATAGCGGATAAAGTAAGTAGAGTCTGTTGTGACAATGTCTTGCCTGTCAGTACCGTCCTCACCTACAGTATCCTCGGGGTACTGATATGAAAGCTTGATGGCGTCAGGGATAGCCCCTCCACCAGAGAGAGGAGCAACTGTAAGCGCTGTGACGCCTTTGATTGAAACCCACTTACCAGCCTCAGTGCTGCCCGGAGTATCGTTAAAGAACTTGGCCTTTTGCAGCTGTCCGTAGCGATCCTGCCAAAGAATGTCGCCACCAGCCGCTAGAGAGGAAGCCAGCCCTTCAAAGGTCTTTTGAGCGGGGTCCAGAGGGATGGACGCATAGGACAGCAAGGGCTCGATTTGATCAGTAAGGCGACGCAGGCCTAACTCGCAAGCCACCTCAATGTCCAGCTCTTCGGTGCTAGGATCGTAGCTCGTACCAATAACGTAGAGGAAGCCACGAGGGTGGCGCTCGACATAGCCGTTGCCATATTGAATATCAAACTGAACCGTGCGGCCACGCTTGAACTTGTTCCTGTCGTAGTCAGACAGCCCCTGCTCTGTTAGCGTTACACCAAGCTTGATATTACCGGTAGTCGTAATGACTCCGTTGCCCCGTCCAGAGCTGTCTGATACGGTAAAAGAAAGGAGCTGACTAGTGTAGTCCTGGCCACCAATGTATAGCGTGTGGGGTAGGCACTGATTGACGAGATATGCCATGGATCAAAGCTCCGTCAGGCCAAGGGCGACCGAGTAGCGGTCAGGGGAAAGGTAGGTAAAGGTCGGCGGAGTTGAAATGATCGCCGTTGAGGTCAGGCTGTCAAATAAGGTCTCATCAGTGATCCCGCATGCCACAGCACGCCCCTTCGATCTATCATTGTCCCAGGCCTTGAAGAGGTCGTCAACTTCCTTTGCCTTCGCTTTTGTCAGGTGAGCGCTGATAGCCCAGATGTATTTTTGACGCCTGCCAAGACCGGCAATAGAGGTTGTGCCCGTACCGGTCCTTTGAAATTCTACGCTTCCGTCGTACGTCCTAGCAAACTCAGCTCCAGCAAACTCACTGAAGGTCACGTTGAAAGTGGTTCCCTGATTCGAGGTGTAAGCGATTCCGATAGATGCCACTTCCAAGCAGTCAACTGCCGTTAGTCTGCCGAAGGAGCGTTTTTAATTACCAGCTTAGTATCGTCCTTGTAGTAGGTGTCTTCACCTGCTTCGACGCAGGCTGCCACAATCAGCTGCCTGTAAAGCCTTTTCTTTTGCGGGTCATTGAGGTGGAGGTGACGACATGTTGGGGAAGAGGCCCACAGAGCGTACTTAGGGCAGATAACGGCAAGGGCGCAGATAACCTCAACATAATCCTTCTCAATCTGATCCAGGACCTCCTGGCCGACATTATCCTCCGTCCCGCGTCGGTGGGAATAAGCAACCCACGTTAGCGCAGTACGAAGTTCTTTTTCCGTCATCTCGTCGGCAGCATTCCGAGGCATTCCGGGCACCTGACCCGCCCGGTCACGCTCTTCAGCGATGACGTTCTCATAGAACATGTCGGCCGCGTCACGAGGGCTACCGAAAAAGAACATGAATCCCGAAGCAGATGCTTCAGGATACCCATCAACGGAATCGGCGGTTGCGAACCTTGGTCAGCTGTACAAGCATGTCAGATGCAGCCTGAGTCGTGTTGGCCGCCTGGATTGTGACGTTGTTCGTGATAGCGTCTCCACTTGCGCCAAGGCTGCTGAGGGCTCTGATCAAGCTATTCGATGAGGAGACAGAGTTCGTAACCCCAGCGGAAATGCTAGCACCGCTAGCAGTCCCACTCCGATCAGCCTTAATCTGGCTGTACAGGTGAGCTGGGATAATTGTACCTGCGCCAGGAGCACGCCACTCGCCCCATGCAGGAGCGTTAATGGCTGAAAGCTTACCGCTTGCGCTCAAGAAGCCTTCCTGGCCAAGTTCGTTAACGATTCGCTTGTGGCCACCGGCAACAGGACCACCGGAGAATGCGTTCGGGGGAGCAGAGCCGCCCTGAGGGCCGCTAGCCAGGTCCGCTGACGCCTTCTTGGCGCTATTGAGTTTACTAAGCAAGGTGCTGGCTTTGGTGATAGCGTATCCAAGCTGAGTGTTCAGGTTGCTGACTGAAGTAACCTGGTTGTTAAAGGCCTCCCACGTTGCATTAGCCTTGCCAAGCAGTTCGCCCTCACTAGAGGTCGCGTCTTTGATTTTGTCATCAATTAACTTCTTCTGGTCCTTCAGCCTTTGGTTCTCTTTCTGTAGGGCCTTAATCGACTCCATTGCTTCGGCATCGATCTCCCTCTTGCGTTGTGCAATAGCTTCCAGGTCGTCCTTTTCGTTTTGGGCGACGTCTTTTTTCTTGTCATCAATCTCCTTTAGGTCTTCCTTTTCCTTTTCCGCAATTTCTTCCTTCTTTTTCTTTTGCTCTTCCAGCTCTTTTTTCTCTCTTTCCGCCATAGCCTCCATCAGCTGAGCGATTTTTTCAAGAGCTGCGTTACGCTGCTTCTCGCGCTCGATCCGCTCCTCCTCCAGCTTCTCCATTTCCAGCTGGTGCTTCTTCTCTTCCGCAGCTTTCTTCTTAGCGGCCGCAGCTTCAATAGCTTTGATCTGCTGACGTTTGGCATCGATCTGCAACTGACGCTGTTCGCGCTCAAGCTGTGCAACAGCCCGCAAGCGCTCCTCCTGGCTTGCATTGGGATCCATGGCCGTTTGCATCAAGCGCTCACGCCTGATCTTATTCAGAGCAGCTTCTGCAGGGGTCATGCCCTCCAAGGCTTGGATCTCCGCCTCGACGGCGCCGACGGCTGCATCACGCTGCCTGTCGATCTCGGACATGCGACGCTCGTGAGCAGCTGTAGCGGCTGCCTTGGCTCGGTCGATAGCCTCAATCTCCGAGTCGTAACGACTGTTGACTGCGTCCGCCTGGCGCTCCAGGCCTGCTCTCATGCTAGCGTACTTGGACTTGATCTGCGACACCGCTTGGTCGACTGCAGCAACCTGTTCCGCTGCCGCGGCCTTAACGTCTTCAGTCTGCTGGTCCAGGGCCGCCTTCGCAGCGGCTGCATTGCGCTTAATGGCTCTTGCTTGAGCGTCCAGAGCTGTCTTCTCAGCAGCGGCTTTCTCTTTGATTGAGTTGATGGCTCGGTTGTTTTGCTCGATCTCCTTGTCGATCGCAGACTTAATTGCATTCCCCATTCCCACGAGGATCTCTTTTTCTTTATCGTACGCAGCCTGCTTGGTCTCCTGGGCAGCCTTGGCGTTGTCGTAATCCTGCTGAAGAGCCTCCTGAGTTGCAGCTGCTTCAGCCTGCAGTGCCTGCAGTTCCTGCTGAGCCTTTTGCGTGTTTAGCTCGTTAATCTTTTGGTTATACTCCTCCTGGGTAATCTTGCCCGCATCGAGCTGTGCCTTCAGATTTGCGACTGTGTTTTCGTAGTCCTCCAGCTTGCCGGTAGCACCAGTAGTCTCCTCGGACAGGAGAGAGAATTCGTCGATACCATTGCGCAAGCTCTCCATAGCGCCATTCATGGCACCGCCCACAGCGCGGAAGGCGTCGCCGACGATAGGAATATCCATCGCAAACTGAACAAACTCGTCAAGCCTTTGCAGAGCCCAGTCAAGTGCCTCTACGATCTTGGCGAATAGAATCAAGGTTGCGTTCAGGCCCACTTCCAGGATGCGACCAACGACCTCAGAAAGCACAGTAAAGAACTTTTGAACGCCAGGCATCTCCGTGGCAATCTTCGTAAAGATCTGAACAAACGCTGCATAGATACGAGCCAAGGATTTACCTAAAGGAGCCAACGGCTTAGCGATTGCACCCAGGCCCATCTTGGTCAAGGTTTGCATCTGGTTATTCAACTGCTGAATAGTTAGGCCTCCCTTTTCGCCCAGGCTCTCGATTCCTTTCTGCGCATTCTGCGCCTCGCGAGCCATGTTGTCCCGCAGGTTCTCGGAAATGGCGTTAATAGCCGTAAGGAACTTTTGAGAAGTAATCTCACCATTGCGCATGGCCTCCTCGAAGTTCGTGATTCCTTCGTTAGCGGCGAAGTAGGTCTTCAACTGACCACGCAGTGCACCGTCAAGTTCGGAGAACTGCTGGTTAAGTTCTTCACCCTGCAGCTTGCCTTTACCCATGACCTGAGCGAAGGCCTCAATGTATCGCCCGGTCTGCTCTGTGTTCAGGCCCAGGGAGGCGGTACGAGCCGAGATCGTCTCGATAGCCTTTTCGGTATCGCCCAGTGATCCACCTTGTTCAAGGATGGCAGGGGTTAATCGCTTGTATGCGCCCTCAATTCTCTGGACGGATTGACCGTACTTCAGCGAGACAGCAGTAGCAGACTTCAGGACAGCGTTTTGACCCTCCACAGTAACACCCACACCCTCAAGGGTAAGCTTGAGCGCCTGGATGTCCTTCTGGCGACCAATGATGGGCTGAACCGCAGCATTGACGCCCTGCAAGGCGACGCCGACGGCGGTGAAGCCGCCCACGACCTGTTGCATCTTATTACCTACAGACAGAACCTTGCTGAGGCCACCTTTGCCGGAACTAGCATTGATCTTGTCGATTTTTTGCTGAAGCTTCCTGACTGTCTGATTAGCCTTGGCCCATTCAGGGTTAACCCTGGTCTTCAGGACGTTAGACAGCAAACCAGTCCGCTGGACGATCTGCTGGATATTGTTTCTACTTTGTACTTCCTTGGAAAGTCTTTTTTGCAGGTTGACCAGTGAGCCCACCTCAACCTTCGCCTTCTTTCTGGCGATGTTAAGGTTCTGGGTCATCATGGTCTGTTCGACCTTAAAGCCGCTACCATCGGCCTTATAGACCATACTGGTCTCAATCTCAGCCTTACCCTTAACACCGGTAAACTTCGACAGCTCGGCCTCTACAGCCGCAACTGCGTTTTTGTTCATGTCCTTGACGGCCTTCTGGCCCTCCTTGACAAGGCGATTAAACTCCGCCTCCGCCTGGTCCGTGGACATGTTGACGGGAATCTTTATCGAAAGCCTATCTGACTCCTTCGCCACGATTCACGAGAACGCACTGTTCTAGGTTCCCAATAAAAAAGGGCCCCTGACTGGGACCCTTGGTGTTTTTTGCCGTAAGTATTGCGGTTACGGACTTCAAGCGATGGATGCGACACGGAAGGTTCCAGAACCAGAACCAACGGTTTCGACAACAGAAATGATGTCTCCAACCGTGTAACCAGATCCCGCAGAAGTGATGTTGACTGCGGTAAGGTTGCCACTGCTGTCCGTATCGGCGGTAGCAGTAGCAGTTCCAGAGACGGTAACATCGATACCAACGCCGTCGGCGACGAAGGGGGTACCAGTGTCTAGCGTGTCGACGGAGGCAATACCTCCAGTCAGCTAAGCATTAGCGTCGAGGTCAAGCTGGTAAGGACCATAGCCAGTAATCGAGGCTTCCCAGGACACGATGCTCGCCGCCTCGTTCGACTCGGAGTAACCGGTCAGGGTGCCGTAGCCATACACGCTCTCAACGGTGCCGGTAGGACCAACACGCAAGAACTTCACGCGCAGACTGTCGGCCACGGTGTTAGCCTCGGCAAGACGCAAGATCTGGTAACCAGCATCCTTAAAGTCGGCGATGCCGGCCAAGGAGATGCTGAAGCTCTTGGTGGTTGCCACAGCGGTGTTGAAACCTTTCGACTCGTCGTCGTAGGTATAGATGTCTTCGGTGGAGGTGTCGGTCTCCAGTGAAGCCTGAGTCAGGCCGTAGAGACGCACAGCGTCGCCAGTGCCGTCCATGGAATAGGGGGAGCCACCAACCGTGAAGGCGCCGTTGCTGTAGGTCACAGAGGCGTTAGGAGCCACGGGGGTAGTGCTGTCCACGAAGGAAGCGCCGTCGGTGATGCCGTTGAAGCCGACATCAACGCTGGAGGACAGAAGGGGCACGATGAAGAAGTCGTACCCGAATGCTGCAGAGTAGTTAGCCATTCAGATTATTACGGGCGCTAACCCGTGCGAAGGTACCTCGGACCTTCACGGCCCGTTACTTTATATTGCCAAATAGCGTTTTTTATGCCAAAATCGGGCTGTCAGAGGGGATGGTCAGCTGTGTTTGCACCATAGCTCCGATGCCGTCAGCCGTTGCCACAGTCTGGAAAGAGGACGCTCCGCTGAAGATCTCCATAGCACGCTTGACCAATCCTGTTACCTCGTCACCGGTTGCCGGGGCCCAGCAGATGACGAACACGTTCCAGGTGATCTCGATGTCGGAGCTGTCTGTCAAATAGTCTCGTCGACGCAAATCGGCAACGTCGTGGATGACCACCTCGACACCTGTCACGGTTTTCACGTTAGGGAGGTCTTGGCCAGGTGTCACGATGGAAATGGCAGGCACGGTGCCGGCAGTGCTCTCAAACGTATACTCACCCAGGTAGGATTGTACCGTAGCATCAGCCACCAAAGTGTCGTATATGATTTGTGGAGTTTTCGGAAAAGCCTGTGCCATGGCCGAGATGCGTGCTTTTCTAGTGTTCCTTCCGGTAGAATAAGGTCAGCAATCGTTGAGCTTATGGCCCCTTTACCCACCGCCCTCTGTTCAACCGTTGCTCTAACATTCTGATGAGTAACGAAGTCAAAGCAACTCTCTTGGAGAGCCCCACCGACTACGTTTTCACAATGACTGCATTAAATTCCGGAGATGCTCGGCGTATGTGGCGTGCAGCTATCAAGGAATCATGGGATAACCGCTGTTCGTACTGCGGAGGAACCCCGATTGATGACAATAGCCTCACCTCGTTGACCATCGACCACGTCCGCCCCAAAAGCCGCGGGGGACAAGACCGCACAACCAACTGCATTCCAGCCTGCCGCCGATGCAATCAAAGCAAGGGTAGCGAGGAGTGGATGGCTTGGTACCGCATGCAACCTTTCTATTCGATCCACGGCGAGTGGCGAATCAAGGAATGGTTGAGAACTGGCCAGGTCCCCACCTTCGATGAGGACGCAGCCGATTGGTTGGACGAGATGATTATCGCAGTATCCTGAGTTCGGAATCTTCCTGAGCGATAACCTTAGTGTTGACGTCAGGAATAACCACCAGATGAGTAACCCCGTGAGAGTCCTCAAGCTCCATGGGGCCCCCTTTTCGCTCGGTAGCGATAAGCATACCCCTAACCTCGTTGTCGCCCCACACAGGAGCTAGGAGGAGCACCCCTTCACCGCGCAAGTAATGCGGTGACGGAGCATTTTCGCTTGACTCGTTACTCATTGCGCTAAAGCAGAACAAAGCCCAGGCGGGCAGTTCGCGCTCTTCGATCAGCTTCATGTAAGAAGCGCCATAGCGGACCGCAGGTTTATCCTGCAGTTCGGCTGGCTGGAAGCAATAAAAGTCAGATGCCTCGAAAGGCTTCTTGCGAGCCTTCGGATCTCGGTTAGCATTCGCTTGGAGCATCGTCTGAACAGCGATAGGCTGCTCGTACAAGTGAAGCTCATTCAAGCGAATGTCGCCCATCTTGTAGTACGCCGCAAGGACATACTCGTAGGGCAGCCGAAAGAAGTTGTCTAGAGTAAAGTCGGGGCATCCGGGAAAGAATCGCTTCAATTCCCAGAAAGCCCCGTCCCAATCAAATTGCAACCCCTGTTCGGCTGCTACTTTTTTTCAATATCCTCGGTGTCGCTAGCCTCTTCGACTGCATCGCTTTGGCCCATGACATCTGCCAGCTTCTCAACGCTACGTGCCTCTTCGTCGTCAAACAGTTCGGCCAGAGCGTCCACTAGATCAGGATGCAGCTCACTGACGTCATTGCCGGAGATCTCGTCGTCGACGCGATAGATCAGGAGGCAAAGCGCCTTGATGTGCTTCTTGACGTGCTCTTGGCGCATCAGGTTGGACATCACGTCGCCTAGCTCCACGCCGAAGTCAGCCATGACGGGATACTCGGAGTTGGCGTCATCAGCCTCTTGACCCAAGGCGTTGACGGCCAACTGATAAGCGGCCTTCAGGTCCACCCCGTACTTGGTGGCGATCTTGCGGGCCAGGCCCAGGATCTCGCTCACGCCAGCCTCGGCTGCACCGTTGGCTTGGGAGAAAGCCATTTCACCTGCAGTCAGGTAGCCGCGGCGCTCGATTTCGATGTAACCAGCCTCTTCGGAGCCAATTTTCTCGGTTTTAGGCTTAAGGCGGGGCTGGACAACAAAAGGTAGTCGGCTCATCGTCGTAACCAGATTTCGGCTCTATGATACCAATCAGTTCGTATTGCCCAGGGCTTCCATTATGTCGAAGCGAGGCACGGGACCCCCTCCGTACAGCACCGATTTAATCCAAGGACGTGGAGGCAGATAGATGGGACGTGCTCTGGGGTTGCCGTAAGGCTGGATGTAACCACCGTTATGCACCAGCATGGCATAGGGAGCGGTGTAATAGACCTGCAGCTCCAGGGGGCGCACCACAACCACTCCGGTGCCCTTGAGGGCCCCAGTGTCCACAATGTCCCGCGTACCGCTGTTCCAGGCCCATACAGGCGCCTCTAAGGCCGCATCCAGGGCCCCTTTCAGCTGCATAGCCACCTTGTCGAGCTTTTTCTGCACCATTTCCTCTCCAAACGCCTGAACGTAGGGTTGGATAAAGGAAGAAAACTCCGCCATTGGAGCGGCCTCGTAGCCCAGTGTAAGAGCAAACGGGAGGACCGGAATAGCGACAGGGACGACAAAGTTCTCCTTGAGCTTCTTATTGCGCTGCTTCTCGAAGTCCATTAGGCGTTGAGCATTAGCATCCCGCGTGATTTTTCTTCTGAGCGGAGAACCCATTAGTTCTGAACCTCGCCGCCAGTGAGTTGAATCTCTACTCCGCCGATCTCCTTGTAAATAATCTCGTCAATACCCTGACCGCCGTAACGGCCGCTAGAGCGCTGAATCTTGGCTGTTGGCATGATCGGGTCATCACCGAACCTAAAGACGCACTCAGTGCCCGTAGAGAGCCACTCAGTCTGTCCTGTGACCTGTGTCCAAACAAATCCTGTCTCATCGCCAGTCTCCAGGTCGAAGTCGGCTGGAACAATTGCGTAGTCCAGGGCGTACCCTCGGTAGTAGAACTGGTCGCCTGATGCACCGGGCATCATGTTGCCGTCCAGCTGAGAGGAAAGAGGCAGGGGCTTGGAACCCGAAGAAACGCCACTGTACTGCGAGCGGTTGATGAAGAGACGCACCAGATACGAATCAGAGGCGGCTTCTGTGAGTCGTCCATTGACGATCGTCACTTCTCCATCACCGGGCACCAGTAGGCGCCCGTTCTGGTATGGCATGAGTGGAGAGTTAGAAGCCATGTCGCGCCGCAAGCTCTCCTAGTCTTCCAGCGCGGAGCGCCGCGCAATTTTTTACAGCGTCACTTCGGGCTATCGCCCTCGCTACGCTTCTCAGATGACATAAAAAAGGGCCCTGTTGTTGTCAGGACCCAGTATGATCTCGAATTGATCGTTTATTTCTTAGGACATTTGGAGCAGGACTCGATCTCACCCTTGACGTACTTGGCATACATTGCGTTCATAGGCCGAAATGCTTGGCATCCTTTGCACCATACATCGACCACCTCTGTTTTGGCGATCTCTTCCATCATCTTATTGACTTCGGGGCTGTTTTCCGGATGGCCTGCCATTAGTCTAAAGCGATTAACGGGTTCAGTTTACCGTACTCGCAAAAATGGTATCAATTAAGACCGGATGAGACGGCCATTACCGAAACCACCGGTTACGGGATAGCCACCACCACCTGGAAGGGCGTTCCCGAGGCAGCTGCAGAAGGCGAAGTAGTTCGCAATTTCGTAACGGATGCGTGCTATTTCCTTCTCGGCACCGCTTTGCATGCCGTTTCCAACGACTTCCCACTCCAAAACGTCAGCTTTTACCAGGACTTTACCTTCGGTATCGCCGATATTTTGCTCAGAATCAACGGATTTTGCGGTCTCGTACTCGTCGAGCAGTGCGCGAACGCGCAAAACAGCCTCAGGACTCATGTCCTCAAGCTGATTCATGCACTTTTGAGTACAATCAAGAACGTATGTACCAAAAGGAAGCAGTAAACACTCGATAATGCGCAGATCATCGCCTGCTACCCAGTTGCCAGTAGTGTCCAGAGCCATGATCGGTATAATAGCTGGTCCTTCTAGTCTGCCGACCAGGTAGAATGGTGAAGATCTATGACAGAGTCCAAGAAGATGCTGCGCTACTCCCTGGCTCTGCTCCTAGCTGTCCGTTGCCGTTCTAAGGAAGCCGCCCGGCAACTCCTGGCGCGATTCTACCATGAGCTGTCGGAAAAGCAAGCCAAAACGCTGTTGATCCGCACAATTAACCTACTAGAGCCGAAGGAACGAGACTGGATGAGAACACTAGTCTGAAAATCGGCCCTAAGGCACCCTATGGGTGCTTTTTTAATGCCCTAGCGCCATGACTTGGTCGAAAGCCCTTACCTTCAGCCATAACGCTTCTGTTGGCAGTGATTATTGGACCAATGTCGTTACTCCATACTTTAACTGGATGAACACCCAGCCAGGGATCACGACTGTCGTAAACCCCTACAGCTCTGGCGGGGTGGCAGGTATTCGGTATGTAAGTACTCGTTTTGGCAACACCTACGACCACGGCTACATTTACCAGTACACGCCTACCACTAGCGGAACTATGAGGGTTTATGACTGGCCTATAGCAAACCGCCCATCGAACAACATCGGCACTGTCGGCGACAGGAAGCGCGATGACAGCTATTTTCAGATGCCTTCCTATGCTTCTGACTATGAGGTGTGGCAATCAGATGAACACAAGTCTTGGATCGTGTTCGAGCAAAGGCAGGGATCCTCAGCCGCCTACATCCGTGGTGCATTCATGGATCCTAATCACTTGACTCAAGGCGCTGAGCTGGCAGGAAAGGCAGGCTGGCGAGAAACAGCTGTAATTGCCGATAGCTTCTATATCCTTGGCAACGTAGACGATACGGCCAATACATACGTCAACATGGGCTTCATGCAAAGCATCTGGGACCGAAAGTCCCCCACAATTTTGATTAAGAACTTCTACTCGCTGTTCCAGTCTACATACAGCATCAATATCGCAAACACCTGGGCCTATACTGCTATCGAAGACATTGGCTATGCCTACATGGCCACCCCTAATGACATTCACACCTCAGGCTCTACTACCGGCGTATGCTCAGTCATGCAGCTGGATTCAGACCCCAACTACTACATCAATACCGGTTCAGGTGGCGGAATGTTCCTAGACTGTGGTACCTCTGTGCCTAACTTCTTTGGTTACGGGAGCTGATCAATGAGTTATGACGTTATATGGGACAAACGGCTAGCAAATACCGCATCCCCCGGCCTTCTTGAGCTAGCACCGCCTGGAACCTTCATCTACAGGGTCGTTAATCCCGGCTTTGATGGAAATAGCAACTTCCAAATGCTATATACCCACATCACTGGAAACGGCTTCGATTTCAGCCAATGGGCAGCCGATAATGACGGCATAACCATTGATGACCCTTCATCCCTTAATGTTGGCGACATCCTTGACAATTCATCAACGACGGTCTACACAGGCTTTAGTGCAAATCCGGGCCAACTGGCAAAGGTAACCAACTTCACCGGTTACTTCATAATTGAAGTGACTGACGGTGTACCTAGTGATAACAGCAACAACTTTACAAATACAATAGCTTCTACCAACACCCTCCGCCAAGGCGTCTATGCCGGTGTAGGTACAGAACAGTGGGACAATACTAACCTGCCGGCATTTCCAACCGTCTTTGACCCAGACTTCATTTTCTTAGGCTTTGATCCACAGATCCTTACTGCCACCTTCGATAGTATAATCAATGATGGAACTAGTTCAGGCGGATCTTCCGACAGACCATCTGATGGCTTCCTCTACCCCCGTGGGTTCCAGACACTCTAAAACCTGTTCTGCAAAATTTTCAAATTTTTTTTAGACACCCTATCGCTCCCTGGTTTTTAACCCTGGGGGCGTTTTTATTGCGCATTTGTACCTAGTGGACCTGTTTCGGAATTTTTGTGAGAAATTTAGAGGGGGCGGTCTCCGCTGGCACACACAGGAGTCGGGGGTGGGGGGTATCATTGGCCTTCATCGAGGTCGATAGGTCAA